GGCGGGAGGGCGTTTTCTTTTCTTTTCTTCTTTCATAGACCCACTTGCTGCGAGCGTCTGTTAGTTACGCTCTTCCAGCTTGGTGGCCCGGGGCTTGACAAAAAATAGCCTAAGCCATCATGTCGGCGAAGGGGCGCAAACGTAACGTTTTACGCAGGTGTCGTCTTCCTGTGCGTGACATCCCCAACGCACTAGGTATACCCCGGGACTTATCCCACGAAATCTCACTGGTGGGCTTCGTGGGCCTCTAGAGGTGATCGCCCGTGATCGGATCCGCCAACGCCGGAGCTAGCGTTGAGCCGTGCCGAAAGGAAATGGTCTTAGCCCCCTCAAGGGCTGCGAACCACGCAGGTCGTTTTGAACCGATTCCTACGCGGGAAGGATGGAGGGTGGGAGAGAGGTATGAGTCCCGCTTTTTGGACGCGGGACAGAGCGCCTCTAGGGATTTGGGGAGGTGAGGCCGGGGGGGTAAAGGAGGGAAGAAGGCCTCAGGGGCGGGTTGGCGAAACCAGGCCGAAGCCTGGCTAGCCATTTTGTGGACATAAATGTCCACTTGAGTTTCGGGTTTCGTGGAGACCCGAAAGAAACCTTCGGGGGCCCGGAGGGAAGAAGGAGGGGCACGAAGAATCCTCGAAGCCCGCGTCGCATCAGCTAGATGAACGCGGAACTTCGCAGGAAGGGGGAGTCCTTCCGGGAAGGGATAAACCGGGGTGTGCTTCAGCAGCCAAGAAAATGACTGAAGAGCAATCGGTAATGCCCTGGAGCGGTAATCGGCGGGGAAGTCCCGGTAGTTATCTACCTGAGCGCCGATGAGTTTAGGGAGCCGGCCACGGAGGCGGGAGAAGAAGTCGGGTGAGGAGGAATTAGGCCGGGGGACTATGAAGGCGGATCCGCGGGCGAACCAAATTAAAGACGGTCGCCGTCGGCGTCTCGCGAGGAAGAAGGTGGAGTTGAGAGTGACGACACGGGGGTGCCGAAGAGTCTTAGAAGACTCCAGCACAAGGCCGCACTCGGGGAGGGTAGTCTGCCAGTGATCTATTTCACTGGGGGTAGACCGGAAAGCAAGATCGTCCCCGTTTATCTTAAGCAATCCGGAATCGGCCAAGCCCCTCGTTCGACGCCAGCCTAGTCCGCGGACCAAGCCAACGAGGTTCGTGAGGCAAAGGAGAGGAAAGGAGAGGAGGTCGCCCATACGTTGGCCTGTACGGGCGACAAATTGATCGAGGACCTCTCCATCAGGAGAAAGGAGTTGGGTTAAGGCGGGACCCATAAACCGGATTGCGGCTTCCCAGACAACCGGTGGCACAATCGAGCCGCCCGGGGAGTCGCG